TAAATCAAACGCGTGTTTCGCCTACTAATATATCTAGTCTAGCCCAATCGGCTGCAGATAATAACGACAATGCTATTCCAAGTATTAGCCAAGTACAAGCTCCTGACATTATAGATAATAAAACGTATTTATTAAATTTTAGCAGAAACCAAAATGCGTTATTTGTTAATAGTGTTGTAGTAGGAGAATACGTTTATATAAAGCTATTAGACCCATTAGCTGATATAATTGAACCTAATTTTAAATGTTGGGTTGTAGAAGAACGTAAATCGCCATATATCGATCATATATCGGTTATTCCAACTATAATTGAAAAGACATTTAATGTTTTGTCTGGGCCAAATTTTGATGCGATTGGTGATGATGCAAGTTCAATAGAAACAGGATTTAAAACATGGACTGATTTAATTGGATCATCTGTATCTACGTCACAGCAAATTATCGATTCGTATTTTTCTGGAAGTTTATCAGGAATTAAACTAAATATAGATTATACAGATTTTAATAATTTTGTATTTTATAGTTCTGCAGAAGAACGAATTAAAAATTTTAAATATAAATTAGAATTATTAGAATATTATACTTCACAATCAGCTGTTGTTGCTGGAATAAGTGGCAGTATAGCCACTACAAATGCAGCAGATATTACCGGTTTACAAACAGCTGTTGTAAGTGGCTTTGATAATTTCGAAAAGTTTTTATATTATCAGTCAGGATCTATATTATATAGTAATCCAATGCCGCATGAATCTCCAATTGTAGCACAAGTAACCGGAAGTTATATAACTCCAGTACCAAAAACAAATGCAACTAGGCCATATTCAGTAACCGCTATTTCATCTAGTGCATTTAATACTTGGTATAGTTCGTTACTAGATGATGCAAAATCATATGATTCATACAACTTAAACATGCTCAATAAAACAATCCCGATGCATATTCGGTATAACGAATCGAATCAGAATATGCGATTGTTTACAGATATGTTAGGACAGCATTATGATATAATATGGACATATGTTAGTAATATACAACGATTATATAAACATGAAGAAAATCCTAAATTAGGGGTACCAAATGAATTATTATATGATGTTGCTAAACAATTTGGTTGGAATCTTGTTGATGGAAAACAAGATAAAAACTTGTGGGAATATTTGTTTGGCACTACTGAATCAGGAATTCCGATTACCGGTTCAAATTCTGTTACAGGTGATTCATTAGCAGCAAAGGATATTACATATACAACATGGCGTAGAATTGTTAATAATTTGCCAGGATTATTAAAATCTAAAGGAACCGCACGTAGTGTCAAAGCATTGTTGTCTTGCTATGGTATTCCAGAATCATTGATTACTATTAAAGAGTACGGTGGCCCTAGAATTAATCGAGCACCATTATATAAAAAATTAAATTTTGATTATTCATTAGATTTAATTGCTAATATCGCAGGTACGGTTACTGTGGATTATACACAGCCAATACAATCTGTAGAACTTAGATTCCGCACAGACAATGTATTAAAAAATCCATCTATACCTAATACAATGCATTTATATAGTATCGATGGAAACGACGTAACAATGGATTTCGTTTCGGGTACATATGGTACTATTTCCATTAATGGAACTGCGTCGAATGCAATTGAAATGTTTGATGGTGGGTGGATTAATACCGTGTTAAGACAAAATGGATCGGATTTAGAATTAATTGCAAATCGATCTAAATATGGTAAAATTTTACCGGCTGCGTCTGCATCTGATACTGGTATTTCTTTTAGTAACACTGGTTCGTTAGAATTGGGCGGTACTAGTAGTGGTGCTAGCAGATTAGTAGGACAATTACAAGAATTACGATTATGGACTGGATCTTTACAAAATGATCCATTTTACAATCATACAAAAGCTCCAGGAGCATATGATGGAAATATTTCAGCATATGATGAATTAGTATTCCGATTGCCATTAAATCAAAAAATTGATCATTCTGTTACTTCTAGTTTAATTGGCGTAGAACCCAATTCATCAGGTATTTCAGCTTCATTTGCTAGTTGGACAAATAATATTCCGTATGATTCATTAGAAGAAACATATTATTATGATGGAATATCATTGGGTGCTGGCACATATGATGATAATAAAATACGATTAGAAGATAATTCATTAATTGGCACATTGGATGTAAAAACAAGAGCAGAACGAAGTCAATATGATAAAGCTCCATTAGACAGTAAAAAATTAGGAGTATATTTTTCTCCACAAACAATGATTGATGAAGATATCATTGCGCAATTAGGAGAAACATATTTAGATGAGTATATTGGCGATCCGGGCGATACTGAACTAAATGCATATCCTAGTTTAATTCAATATTCTAGAAATTATTGGAAAAAATATTCTACTAATAATGATATGAATGCATATATCAAAATATTTTCATTGTTTGATATGTCGTTTTTTCAGCAACTTCAACAGTTATTACCAGCTCGGGCTGATAAGTTAACTGGGTTATTAATACAGCCAAATATATTAGAACGAAATAAAGATACTGCATTACCTTCAGTTGTACGAGAATCATTTTCATATACTGGTGATGTAAATGCACAAGTAGCCGAAATATCTTCACAGTTTCCGATACAAGGAGTGGGAATAATTAGTGCATCGAATGCTAATTTAACATATAATGGTGCGGTATATTCATATGATAGTGTTTACTTTTCTGGTTCTAGTTTTCATACTGAATCTTCCCCGTATTGGTTTAGTCAAGCAGTTTTACCGTCAATTATAACTTCAGTACCATCTAAAATTTATAGTTTAGTTGAACTTACTAATAGTGTATATGGTACTGCTACATATGGTACTTCTACATATGGATTAGGAGAAACATTGGTTGCATCTGAAATTCAGGATTATTTACCTCGAGGATTAGAAAATTTATTTTATAATGGATCAAAAGTAACTTCTCCAGGATTTGATATTGATTCGCCAGATACAGTAGATGGCGGCCCGGTTGTTGAAATTATCGATGCAAATCCTAATCAAATTGTTTTCCAAGCTCCTAGTAATGCAGTTGGTAATTTTAGAGTTACATAAAATTAGTAATACTATATTTATATATATAAAGATTTAAAAGGTATACAATATGGGATATTTAGATAATAGTTCTGTAACAGTTGATGCAATATTAACGTTAAAAGGTAGAGAACTTCTTTCGTCCGGTAATTCAGCATTTAATATTACACAATTTGCACTAGGAGATGATGAAATTGATTATGGATTATGGAATCCAAATCATCCATTGGGAACTAATTATTATGGGGCTGCTATCGAAGCATTGCCAATCACAGAAGCAATTCCCGATGAAACTCAGGCTCTTCGTTATAAATTGTTAACATTGCCAAAACAAACAAATGCCATACCAGTTATAACAGTTGGTAATACATCTATTACCATTAACGGTAACGCTAGTTCTACAATATCTCCAAACACGTCGTTGCAAGGAAATACACAATATGGATATACTGCTATATTATCAGATTCAACTGTAGCTGATTTAAAAGTAGTACAGCCTTTAGCTAATACTAATATACAACCAACTGTTATTGGATTAAACCAAGATGCACAAAGTGTATCAGCAGTTGGATTTGTGTTTGAAATTACTGGCAAAATTAGTACATTAACGAGTAAAACTGCTACTATTACAATTATTGGTAATGAAACTGGTGGAAGTGTTACTATTAATTTAACGGTTAACAGATTTACAGCAACACAGGCTGTGCCGTCTGGAATATCTTTATAATATATAATATTTGGATAAATGATGATCATGACAAATAAAATACAAAAATTAAAATCTAAATCTAAATTAGGACAACTTGCTGCTGGCGGATCCCGACGGGTTGGTGTTATAACACCCAGTAGCGGCGTACAACCAATATCATCTAATACAAATCCTAGTTCCCAAGCCGCGCCAAGTGCACAACCGGTTGTTGCTAGCAATCAAACATATAATACATTTAATTTAGCAGAAGATGTTGTTAATAATGTAAAAGAAACGGTTACGGCTGGGTTGTGGAGTGATAATTTAGGATCATTAACTACATGTTTTACTGCGTCAGATCAATCAATATCACAACGTAGATACTATGTAGATATATATCAAGATACCCCATCTGCAGATGGCGCTGCGGTACAATTTTCATTAGCATATGGTAATGCAGTAGGTAGCGGTTCGTCAAATTTAGGAACACAACAAACTCCTGCATCTAAGGCAATTTATTCACAATATAGAAATTTGTTGTTAGAAAGCACTGATACTCGATTTACGACTACTAATTCTGGGTCAACTGATTCTATATATATTGTTAATATTAAAAGAAATCGAGTTAAAGAAAGATTAGACGAAGGAAACTTCGAATTGCCATTATTAACAGTATCAGCTCGTGCAACAAATGCAACCGGGTCGGTGACTGTGTCAGGCACTGAAATTACTTTGATTGATGATTCATCGATTTTAGCTGCAAAAATTGGATCATCCGGTCGTGTTTATAACATAGTATCTGGCTCGATTAGCTCTGGCGTTTATACTTCAGCAACACCAGTGTATTATGGTAAATTTTATCCAGATCATGGAGTAATGATTTTAGATGGAAATAAATTAGATCAAGTTTTAGCATTTAAGACTAATTTAACATCTAATTCAGAAGGAAATAATCATTTTGCAATGTTTCATTCAATTTCAGGATCAGTTGCCGGATTCCAAGCTAGAAATTCACAAAAAATAACTAGTGCGCATTATTTTGTACGAATTAAAAACGGACAATATAATTTCTCAAATAATCCAACTTATACAACCGGATCAGATGGCGTTTTAGCACAAAGCACATTTATCGGCGATCCAAAAACATATATAACTACAATTGGATTATATAATAACCGACAAGAACTATTAGCTGTTGCAAAATTAAGTCAACCACTGTTAAAATCGTTTTCTAGAGAAGCTCTTGTTAGGGTTAAATTAGATTATTAATCTGCAGCTATTGAATTGCACCCTGCTATATTTATATAATAAAAGTATGCCAGGGGTTTTACAGTATGAAAGCTATTAATTTATTAGAAAATGTCGACAACGTTACTACTAGTGTGTATACTAGGATTAATCAAGCTGACATTGCCGTAAACCCATTCGAAGCAAATAAAACATGGACGTTTTATTCTGGATCTGTTACTAGTAGTGCAATTCCACTACACGCAATTTATACTTCGACACTGCCCCCGATCGGTAGTAGTATTCCATTTAATAACGCAACAAACATTGATGGTTCATATCAGGTTATTACATATTATTCAATAAATCATTTATTTTACAATAAAAAAGATAATCCATATAATTGTTTTGGACAAACTGACATAACACGTACTAATAAATATTTATATGAGTCTGCGTCGGTTTTTTCTATTCCTCAAAACAAAGTCGGTGAAAGTGTAAAACGAGGATCATTTCAATTAAATACATATGTTAATACCACGATTCATGGAACTAGTATTCCAGTTTCAAAAAGTATTGCTATTCGAAGTGATGTATATGGAAATTTATATGATAATTTATATGACAGTGGATCTATAGTAACCGGTGTTAAATATTATGAAGGATTCAATGAATATTTTGATACTACAAGAATAAATTATACAGCCGCAGGTGTTACATATGTTCCTGGTATTACTACAACTACCGGGGCAACACAATCGTTAGGATTAGCTGCTAAATTTAATGGCGCGGGCTATATTGAAAAGGATATTGTAGGAGAATATGACCGAGACAATGACTATTCAATATCGTTGTTTATATCTGCATCCAACCCCGGGCCAGATAATGTGTTGATACTAGCAAAGGCTAATACATCAGCAGTTACAAAATATCCATTTAAAATAGAATTAAGTGGTAGTAATCAAATTATTGCATCAGTTGCTGGTGCTAGTAATTATATAACACAAATAACTAGTTCAGCCGTTGTTACTAATTGGACTCATGTAGTTTGCCAAAAAACAGGTAGTTTGTTTGAATTGTATATTAATGGCGCTATACATGCATCTGCATCTAGTAATTTATTAAATAATAGCATAAATAATTCATTTACTCAGAGTGCGTATATTAATAACACAGATTTATTGAAAATTGGGGGCTACGACTCTAATAGCTCAAATCTTACGGGTGTTATTGATGAAATAAGGATATTTAACCAGGCAAATAATATTAGCAGTATAAGTGCGTTAAATGACCGAGAGCAAGCTACATTAAAATGTTTGCAAACTAATTATGTTGGAAACATTTTTGAGCCACAAGGAATAGCTACAATTTCTAGTTTAGATTATGCATATGAATACATTTTAAATTCGCCATATACTGCTAGTTATAAAAGCACGGTTAGAATATACGAATTGGATGTGTTGGCACGAATAAATCGTGGAGTATTAAATATTTCATCGAACCCTACTACATTAAAAGATAATAATGCTGAAATAAAATCTTTTGCTACCGGATCTGATTTTAAGCCGTATATAACAACCATTGGGCTGTATAATGATAGAAACGAATTGGTAGCAATTGGGAAATTAGCACAGCCGATACAAAAACGAAATGATATTGATGTTAATTTGCTAGTTAAAATTGATTTAGATAAAAATTTACCAATAACGATATGATAAAATTAAAACAAATACTCCGGGAAATGGTTGAAAAAGACGTAAATCGTTTAATAGAAAAGATTAATCAGAAACAGTTTTCTTTTTTTGATAAAGGAGCTAATGGTCGAATATATAAAATCAATGATGAAGATTTCTTATTTAAGATAACTACCGAACAAGAAGAATATCGGGTAGCATCTATAATTGTTGGTAGACATGGTGAATTTTCCACGTTTATTCCTGTACATTATGTTAACGGCACAAACATGTACATCATGAGTTTGGCAGATCCACTGCCTGGTTCATATCGAATAGCCATTGAAAATTTTATAAAAAAGTATCATGAGTTTGCTAGAAATACCGGCGGCGAATCTTCAGTTTTTGATTTTCTAGATGCCGATGGTGCTCGCGAAGCTGATATAAAACTAATTAACTTTTTACGAGCCTTGCAGCAGGATGTTGCAAAAACAGGAATTCCTGATTTAGAATTGGATTTAGACTTACGCGTAGAAAATATAATGATGTGGAATGGTAATTTAGTTATGATTGATTGGTAACTAATATATATATAAAATTGGAATATAAATGAAAAATTGGAATAGTGTATTATTAGAGTCGATTATACGGGATGCTTTGTTTGAACAAGCTTCTCCTGAATCCGGTAAAACTGTTATACGTCCCATGTTAGGATTAGAAGGAGAGCGTAAAATCGCTCGGGCTAAAGCGGCGATGGGAATTGCAGATCCGGTAGATAATGGGTTCGTGGTTATAAACCGAAAATCATCGGCTATAAGTAAACCGGATGTTGTGGATGCGATACAAAATTCACGTGAATTTGGTAAAGGTAGTAGATATGATACAGATAACTGGGTTTACTTGATTTCAAATGATAGGTCGATAGGAAATAATTCGAGTAAACGGGATGTGCTTATATTGCAACGTAAAAATTATAGTTTAACGGTGCTGATTCAAACACTTGATGACCAGTATAATGCATTAATACACAGCCTTTCAAAACAAGATATGATGAATATATTCGGAATTGGCGAACGTGGCGATATATGGACATTCACTTCATTATATTCATCAGCTTATCCTAATACTATGAATGCCTATCTATATTTTGATACTGACATAGCTGCCTCCCGTAAATCGGTAGCCGCATATCAATCAGATATAGACAGAATGAAACGTTACGGGCCGGGAACTGGTGCATATATAGAAAAGATTGGTGAATTGGAAAAAACAAATGATTTGTTAAAGCGAGAGCTCGAAACTATAAAACTTGCTCCAACGGCTCCGACTAGCGATGAAACCGCGGCCGCTGCCGGAGCAGATCCAGGT